CTCCGATCGGACCGCAGCACATCGAACATGTGCATGTCGCGCAATAGACGCCGGCACTCGTCCTCATAGGCCGCATCGGATGGGGCCAAGTTAAAATAGAGATAGGAACCCCAGACCTCATCTGCGCCGTCACCATTGAACACGACCTTACAGTCCGAGGTCTCCCGAATAGTCTTTGCCAAAAGATAGTTTGGCACAGAGGCCCGCACCGTGGTCGTGTCATAGGACTCAATGGCCCGGATCACTTCTGGGACGGCCGCAAACATCTCCTCAGCGGTCACAATCACCTCGGTATGGGTGGACCCAATATACTCCGCGACCATGCGCGCATGACGCAGATCCTGTGACCCCTCCATCCCAATACTGTAGGTCCGTATAGGGCCGCGCCCAAGCTCCTTACTCACCTTTGCGACGAGCGCGGCGACCAGACTACTATCGAGGCCCCCGCTCAACAGGCACGCCACTTCGCGCTCAGTGGTCACCACCCGCTTCTTTACTGCGGCCTCCAGGGCTGCCCGCACCGCCTCCTTGCACATGTCCAGGGTCCGCAGTTGCTTGATCCATGGAATGGTATGGTATGCCTTTGGCTCATTCACTGTATAGAGATCCCCGTTCATCTGAATCACCTGGTAATGGCCCGGGGGGAAGGGCTCCACCTCCTCGCAGAGCTGCAGCAACCCCTTGATCTCTGACGCATACACGGGCCGCCCCGTCGCCACGCACTTCCCCTTATAGAGTGGTCGCACGCCATAAGGGTCCCGAGCAATAATAATCTGCTGACGCCCCTCATCGACGAGCACGACACTAAAGACCCCATCCAGCGCCTGGAAGAATCCCTCTAGAGAGACGCCCTCGTGGCAAAAGCGCTCATACAGCGGCCCAATGACGCCACAGTCGGACCCATTTTCCTCGAGCAGGTTATAGGTCGCCACCAGATCCGCCGCATTATAGATCTCCCCGTTACAGACCCAGCTCCGGTCCTCTTGCTTCATTGGCTGCATGCCGAGCTCAGTCAAGCCATTGATCGCGAGGCGGGTGAAGCCGAGGGTCCCGTAGCCTTCAACCGTCGCGAGACGCTTCCCCTCAGGGCCCCGAGCCACCAAGGCGTCGACGCAGTTATGCACGGTAGGAGTCTGCTGACCCAGCAAATAAAAGAAGATACCACACATGTCCTATAGAGAATATGTGCGGTATCTTTAGATTCTAATGGACTCCAGTGATATTCTGAGAAAGAAACAGGCCCAGACCGTCTACGGGTTTTACAAGGCGAACGTGTTTAATACGAGTGGACTGAATACCGTAACGGCCCAATCATCCCCTAACTTGACATTTGCGAACCACGGGCTTCAGGTCGGCGATAAGATTGTCTTTGGTCGCATAGGAACTGGCTTTACATGGAGTTCAACACCTGCGCTGAACACCATCTATTACATTGTCGCAGTCGCCACAAACACCTTTCAGTTTTCAGCGACAGCGGGAGGAAGTGCAATCACCTGGGGGGCCGGCACGATTACGGCATTTCCCACCTTCTACGGACCCACCTCCTGCATCACAAACTCCCTCGCCTGTACTGGTCTTCAGGCGTGCGTCACAAAGTTCCCTTCCTATGAAGAGCGCCAACAGTTCATTACGGGCTCTCAGGTCTGTAACTCGTGCTCCAATACTGGCTGCGGCTGCGGGACATAACCTAAACGAACCTGACGACACCTCTATAGAATGTCCAAGCTTCTGGATGGTCTTGGCTTTGTAGAGTTGCTCGACACCTTTGGCGACGATCTCACCGTCGTAAACGCCGCGCGCGTGAGTTTCGCCAAGGAATCCACCACTCTTGAGCCGAAGGATGAAAAGCTGATCAAGTATCTCGCCGATCATCATCATATCACCCCTTTTTTCCACCCACAGCTCCGGTTTCGCCTGAAGATGCCGATCTACGTGGCCCGCGAGTGGTTTCGCCACACGATTGGCTTTGCGCGCAATGAGGTCAGTCGCCGATATGTGGATGAGAAGCCAGAATGCTATTTGCCGCCACCGGAGTCCCTGAGGGAGCGCGATGCGAACAAGAAGCAGGGATCCAAGCCAACACCTATTGAGAATGCAGCAGGGGTCCATCAGATACTCAACGCCTTTCAGCAACAGGCTATTGCGACATACGAGTATCTTCTGGAGCAAAAGGTGGCCCCAGAAGTCGCCCGTGGTGTTCTTCCCCAGTCCATGTATACGGAGTTCATCGAGACGGGGAGCCTCTCCGCCTATGCGAGGCTCTGTGCGCTTCGTCTAGATCCGCATGCGCAGGTCGAGATTCAGGTCTACGCCGCAGCTCTGTCCAAGCTGATTGAGGAGCGCTTCCCCGTCTCTTGGCGCGCCCTAGTCCACGAGGCTGCGGAATAGGATCTCCCAGTATTCGCGGAGAATCACCGGATGGAAGGGAAGGTCCGGAGGAATATCGAGCCCTGAGTCCAGGTCACTCGGGCTATCAATCGTCAGTAGCGGCATAGAGGGATACTGGCGAAGAAGAAGTTGGGTATGTGCATTATCCTGTACGATAGGCCACACACCCTTTGCGATACACTCCCATACACGGTGCGTATCAAATCCATTTCCCCGGGGACAGAGCATCGCCCTACAGTCGGTCAAAAACTCCAGATACTCCTCTTTTGACATCTGGGGGGCGCGGAACAGCCGGGGCGTGCTCACTGGCTCATTGCGCCACTCTTCCCGAATGGGGTGGGTATACCCCCAATGGGGCAGGCAAATCGCAATCGAGCGGTTCACGGCCCGGGAGATAGTGATAGGCGGATCATAGTCTATGGCACCCTTTCTCCAAATGCGATTCTCTTCGCCAATCGGCACGCACCGAATGCGCGGATGCCAACGCAGGGCGTTCTCTGCCCAGACATGAACCTTCGGATTTTCCTCAACAAACTTCAAAATCAGGTTATAATCAACAGGGTAATCACTATTATGAAAGACGATGAGCCGGAGATTAGGCCACGCAGTCGAAAACACACGATGCGCCGTACAACTGTCGGCCATGGGATAGATAAAGAGACTTCGAGCCTCAAAGGTCTCTGGGGACCAGTCCTCCTCAATAAGGCGTTGCCGTTCAAAGGGACAGCCCGCTTCAACCCAGACATTCTCCTCCGTAGCCTTCTCCCGGTTCAAGATGGTATAGTCGCAGAGCGACTGGAGAAACTCTCCTGTGACCGGGAGAATCGGGCCCTCTGGGATGGCCAGGCGCTGGACATCGTACAGCCCTGGCGGCCCCTCCTCACTCCATTCCATCTCTGGAGAAAACCCTTCAAACAGCCGGAGATAGTTCTCCTCCGCCGCGCAGCTGGGCTTCGGACACCGGAGCACAAGTCCCGGACTCGCCTGAAGGGCCATCAGCACCGAAACCGGATCGGTCTGGAATGAAATCTCTAGAGACATCCTAAACATCATACACCTATCCCTTTAGAATGTCGACTCAGAAGCCAAAGGAGGAGCGTCTGAAAGAGACTCTTCGTTTGCTGAAAGGCCTGAAGGCGAATGGGCTGACCGAGGGGGATGGCTCGTATCGCGCAATCAAGGATCTGATGACTGCATGGGTGGAGAACGGCGAGGCCGTGGATACGACCATTGATCTCTTCCGGCAGAATCGGATTGCGCACATCTCCTTGCCAAAAGGCGCTGACCGCCCCGCGACGATTGCGCTGAAAGTGATTCAGGAGAATGACCTCGATTGAGCCGCCTATAGTCGAGTCTCTTCTCCTTCTTCAGAATGGCCTCAACCCGCGCTGGGCTGAAAATAGAAGGAGGTCTGTACGAGGCTGTAGCCCGTGGGAATAAAGATACCTTCTTTTTCAATGATGATCCGGAGAAGGCAATCAATCCTTTTGAGAATCGCTATGATCGGATTCCTCCAAACCTCCAAGAACTTCGGCGCATCCCTCCGCTCAACGGAGCGGAGTTTGGCCGCAGCTGCGAATTCGAATTCGAGACGGCTGGAGACATCTTCCTACGCCCGACAGTGCTCATTGATCTCCCTTCTTGGTATCCGCCCACTCAGACCTTGGCCAATCCGGAATCCCTCTACAGGGACCAGGCTACAGGAAACGCCTACGGCTATACAAATGGAGTTGGCTATTTCCTCTTCAAGAAGATTCAGATATTCCAGGACAAACTTCTTCTTCAAGAACTCACTGGAGATTCCCTCTTCGCTCTCCGGGCTGCGCGAGGCTCCTTGAACTCCGCCTACATGGAAAACTCTCTGGCCGGCTGGCACGATGGGACGGCGGCCTCCATTGCGGCGAACGCCACCCCGGCAAGGATTCGCCTCGAGCTCCCCTTTGTGGGAGGCCGGAATGGCTTCCCGAGTATCGCCATGCGCAAGCAGACCTTTAAACTCCGGCTGGAACTCCGGCCAGTGGAACACCTGATTGAGTCTTCTGACGCTGCTGCAACTACGGCGCCTGAGCCGTGGGGAAGGAGCTTTACGGACGGCACCCTCGTCTTTAAGGCCCTACAGCGCACGCAGATGGCGTCTCCGACTCTACAGTTGGAAACACGTCACAGTTACGTCGACGGCGAGACACAGCTTGCTCTCCGCTCAACCACTCTAGAGATCCCTTACACACGTCCATATGAAAATACCTATGTGATTAGTCCTGCCGAGTATGCGCCTGTCGTGAAAGGCGTGCCGGCCTATGTCACTCGCCGTGTCGATGCGCAGCATCCGGCCTCCAGGCTCATCTGGTATTCGAGGGCGCAGAATGATCTGAGGACGAATCGGCGCTGGAAGTTCGCTGCAGACATCTCGGGCGGCGAATACTATACGTCCCAGTCGCTGCTGATCGCATCTCGCGACAGAGAGACGCTGTTTACGCCATTCATCTGGAATCTCCTTCAGCATCATGCAAAGGAGGATAGGGATCCGGGTTACGGCCTTGGAGAAATGTCCTGGGATCTTGGAGATCTGCGGGGGCGTCGTGCTCCCTGGGACCGCCAACCAGAGGGCACGATAAACTTTACGACGGCGGATCGACCCACGTTGTATATCTCTCTGAGCGCCGCACCGAATGATACCATTCTGGGATCGCCGTCAACGGAACTTACGGCGATCGTCGATACCTGGGGACTGTACTCGATCGAGAATGACCGTGGCGTACTCAAGTACGGAAACTAACATAAAGCCGATACTCTTAAAAGAGTATGAGTGGTAGCACTCCGCTAATAAGCTTTACAGATGCAGAGTACCAGGCGGCAGCCGCCCAGTATATAGCATCCGGCAGTTACCCCTCATGGTGGTCAAGTAAGATCCAGGGTATAAATACGTCGGGCTCATCAGGATCGATTCCGAGCCCTACTATCACGGACACCAGGTATCAACAGGCCGCGAATGCAGCGCAGGCTGCGCAACAAACCTATCTCGCAGGGCTTCGAAAGGCTGGCTCCTCTTCTGGTTCTACGCAATGGGTTATTAATGCAAATGCACAAGGCCAGGTCTATTATGCCGATCCGGTGTCTGGACAAATCATTCCGGTCCCGAACTGGTTAAGGGCTGGATCGATGTATACAAACTCTACGACGGGCCAGAAAACGTCCACACCGCCTCCACTTCCTTCTGCTAGTTCTCAGGCGCCGATCATCAAATCGGCGACTCCAACGCTAAACGATGTGAGCAACTATCTGTCCAAGCTCTTGAGCGGTTCAGGATCTTCTGGATCGCCACAGCTTACTTATGCGCAACTTGCGGCGCAAGCGAACAAGCAGTACCTGACAGGGCTTCGTCCTACTGGATCGGGAGCGAGTCCCCTGGCCCCCTATTTTCTACCGGGTTCGCCGGGTTCGGGCTCGACGAAGTGGGGCTCTGCGCCAGGCCCGCCTACGCAGACCTATGCTCGAACCTCGGGGTCCGGGTTTACTGGATCAGGTAAGACTACCGATTGGATGTTTAAGGATCAAGGATCTGATGTGAATACTGCTATAACGGTCGACGAAGCACGAAACACAAGAACCTCTGGAGATCTTGATGCGATCACCTATAAGGCGTCGATCAACGACGAGCCAAAGGCGAATGGCCCTATTACTACCCTTCTAGACCTCGTGAACAGGGACCAACAGGAAAATGACCTCTTCCCGCTCCGCACAGAAATCACCTGGTTTGCGCGCGATACGGAACGCCGGCTCATTCCTTTCACCCCCACCATCCAAGAGATCGCGTTGCGTGGTCCAGGCGCCTTTGGCCAGCGCTTCACCTTTGATCTGGGTTCCATTGTGGTGGGTGATCTTCTGCTCGGCACCGCTCTCCAAATCCAGCTAGACCATTGGCTCGATCTCCAGTCGCGAAATATGTATATGTCTGGAAAGCTCACGTATCCTTCTGCGACAGTGCCGACCGCCTGGGAGTATGCAAACAGTCTGGGCACCTCCATTATTCAGCAGGCGGAGCTGGAAATCGACGGCAAGACGATTGAAACGATTGACGGTGACTTTATCCACGTATTCACTGCGCTCTTTGGCGACTATAATAGTCAAGTCGGAATCGCCTATGATCATCTTGGCCAGGTCCCGATTAAACGTCTGATCGATCCCACACGTCAGCCGGCCATTTATCCGGTCGAAAATGGGAATCTGAACTGCATCCTCCCCTTCTTCTTCATGCGTAGTGGGCTCAAAGAGGCCCTGCCGATGACTGCGATTCGAGAGGGCCATGTCAAGATTAATATCACGCTGCGACCCTTTGTTGACTGTGTGCGGCAGATGCGGGGCTTTCGGGACACCTGTACCTCTGTGCCACCACCGGCTCCTATTATCTTCACACCACAAGGATCCAAGTGGCGGTATAACTCGTATTCGCAGAGTGGATACTGGGATATGCCACCTCAATACAGTTTTACGATTCAGATAGGTACGAGCACGTATAACTGGAACTATAGCTCGGCGACGGGGCGAGGAAGCTGGGAGACACCGGCTCCAAAGGATAATATTAGTGTGGTCAGCGCCTATAGATGGAGTGGAACTGCATGGTCTCCTTCTGCGCCTCCGTTCAATATTGCGCAGCCAAGTGGGACGGACTGGTACTATTGGGACAATGTGCCGCAGGCGTGGAGGAGTGCGCCCCCCTTTATAGGCGCCCCCCCATTCGCGTTCACCTATGGCAGTACCACCTGGGAGTCGAAAGTCGGTGATTGGAGTGTGGCTGCGCCCCCGTTCAAATCCATTCAGCTTCTCGCCTATGGGGCGATTGTTGACGGCACTCTTCGAAAGAAGATGCTGCGAGATCCCTTTGAAATCCTTCATCGGGAGGTCCAGACGTTTTCATTCGATGAGCCACTGAAATATACCATTGGAAAGAACTCGGCTACGGATACGGTCCGTATTCAACTTCCTTTAGAGGCGAATCACCCTATTGAAGAGATTATCTGGTTTGTTCGACGGAAGGGGGTGGCGAAGAATAATGAGTGGACGAACTTTAGCAGTCTTCTGGAACCTCAATGGACGACTCGGGCTCCGACCCCATTGCTAAAGAATGCCATCATTCAGGTAAATGGGGTAGTGATCTGTGACGCTGAAGAGCAGTTTTACCGAGAACAGATCGCACATGCGCATCGCGGGGGCTATACGGCCTTCTCCCGCTTCATCTATGGATACTCATTTGCGAAGACGCCAGGTGAACATCAACCCAGTGGCTCCATCAATGCGAGTCGTCTGAACTCATTGCGTCTTGTTTTAGATGTGAAGTCTCCAGATACAGATACCTGGGAAGTGAAAGTCTTCTGTATGGGACTGAACTGGCTGCGGTTCGAGAATGGTCTGGCGAATCCGATGTTCGAGGATTGAGCAAAATTGACCGCGGCGCTCCCAGCAGGTTCAGTACCTTGCCAAATGTCTACTGAGTCAAGTATGCCTGTGGTTGAGATTCCTGCTACTGAGAGTCTGGAGTTGAATGAGAATGATCTGTCTGGCCAGACAGTCGATCTGTCGGGTCAGGAGCTAGATACTTCAGATGAGGAGCTGGAGGATTCAGAGGAGGAGCCCGAGGAGCTTGTGAAGGAGCCTGTGAAGGAGAATGAAGATGATGTCTTCTCCTACTTTGCAAAGGGCACCCTCTTTGGCGCCGTGTTCATCGGAGGCCTCTGGGCGTATCTCTCCATTAATCATACTACTATGGAGCACCCCTATAACCAGCGCGACTACTTCTGATGCTTCCTGGTTGCCCTGGCCTTAAATATTTTATGGAACTTATTCGTGGAATAGCCATACTGAAAGAGCATGCTGGAGCCAGGGATCTTCACTTTTTTATGAAGGTTGGGGTCAGTGATGCCTGCCCAAGCCCTGGGAAAGAAATAGCGCATGGGAAACACTTTCACATCTGGAAATTTATCTTTCAGAGCCGCGTAGGTTTTTGTCACATAGTATGGGCCCACGCGTTTCCAGGCATCTGTGGTTTCTGTGACCCCCTTTTCATGCTCCACAATCCCTTCTAAGAGCTCTTTAATAAACGGATGGCCCGCCTCTGCTCCAATGACGGAATTTGCAACCAGGCGGTGTTCCCGTATTCCTAACTTTCGTGTGCGATCCTTTGTTAGATTCTCCCATGCGAAAAACACTCCAGTACGATTCTTGGTTAAGAACTGGTCAAACTTTTCTGGCTTCAGAACAACTGTATCAGCATCAATATAGACGCCTCCGAATTTGTACAGGATCAGAAGGCGAAGAATATCCGCGCGACCGGCCAGTTCTCCCCCAAAGGATTTATACAAGGCCTTCAGTCGAGGAATGTCGTCCATGTCAAGATCTTTAATAGAATCTTCCGTCCAGAGTTTATAGGTGTAATCATATTTCTTTGCAAACTCTTTGACTGTATCTGTCCACAGTTTTGGAAGAGGATTATCCCCTATCCATATTTGATGCACGGTCTCCATCCTACAAGGATCTGCGAATTTCGTGGTCTAAGGTTTCCCTCTAAGGTCTTAAAAGAGATGGTAGCCGCACTCTTACGAGTGGTCTACGGAGGCCTTCAGGATTCGAAATTCATTTGTCAAAAGGGCAAGCCAGATATTGGCTATTTTGTCAAGGCCTTTATTCGCGCCGGCCGCTTCACCACACAGATGGTTCGCCTGGATTTCGACATTCTTCCGACACTCGGAACCACAGCAACAATCACCCTTCCGAACAAGGGCCAGCTTCTGTCTCGTCTCTATCTCGTCACCACGATGCCGGATATTTCCTCGCCGCAGCAGGCCGCCATGAAATGGTGTAGAGATAATGGCAAGACGTTCGCGGGCCCCACCTTTGGCTGGACAAACTCTGTAGGACACGCCCTGCTCCAGCAGGCCACACTAGAGATCGGAGGCACCCGAGTCGAACAAATCGACGGGCGACTTCTGGAGATTATGGACGAATTCTACACGCCGTTGGAAAAGGTCTCGCTGATGGACAAGCTCTTGCCGAGAGATTCCAGTAACTTTCGCCCGGGTCTGTTCGGCCGCGATACGATTATCCAGGCGACGACACCTCTTCCCTTCTGGTTCAGTTGCGGCGATGCAGGCACCTTTTTGCCTCTGGATGCGCTTCAATCCGATCCGGTCAAGCTTCGTCTGAGTTTTGCCGGCGTGAACACCCTGTTCGTGAGTACGGCCCAGCGCTCTATAGAGAATCTAAAGAACACTCCTGTAGGCGCCGAGGCCTATTTTCCTCTCGCCAGTTCCCCCTTTTATTATCTAGATCCGGCAGGCACGGACATCTCTGGGCTCAACGGGAATCCGGGGCAAACCACCCGGGTTTCGACCGTGCCTGGCGTCACTGTACAGACGGCACAGCTGCTCCAGAATCTGGGAGATACGTATTTGATGGCGGAGTATATCTATCTGGATCGCGCAGAGGCGAACAGATTTCGTCTGGCGGATATTCAGGTGCCCATTCTTCAACATGTTGCGTTTGATCCGGTAGATACGGTGGGGAATGAATCCGTGAACTGTTATATGAAGATTTCTAATCCGACGAGGAATCTGTTTTTCTATGCGCAGAGGTATGAGGCGCCGACGTTTAATGCGCCGCATCTCGCCACGCGGGATCTCTCTGGGGCGGGCACGCTTATTGCGCCGTGGTGGCCGAATGCGTCGCAGATCGGGACACGCGTCCACGCGGACCTGACGCCTGGCTTCGTGTATCGAAACTCGGAGCCCATTTCGGAGATTCAGCTTGTTTATCAGGGGTCCTTATACCGGTACGTGACGGGATCGCCGTCAGTGTTTAGAAGCCTGATTCCGAGTCTGGAGATGCGGAAGTCGCCGTGGGTCCATCGGTACATGTACAATGTGCCGTTCGCCTTTCAATCTGGGCATCTGGCTCCCAGCCAGCACTGTGGAGAGGCGAATCTGGACAAGATCGTCAATATTAATCTGCATCTGAAGCTCCAGCCGTTTGCGGGGACCCAGACGGTGCCGCGGTATCTCATTCATGTCTGGGCTGAGACCTACAATATTTTCAGGGTGTATGCCGGGCGTGGCGGCATGATGTTCGCGTACTAATAGAATTTTTTAAGCATCGCGTCAACCATAGGGCGAACCACTGACCCACGTAGATGGACATAATCCATGAAAATATGGGGTTTAGGAGTTACCTCATCGAGCATCAGCAGATCAAAAATGGAGCAAAAGAGGAAGCCGTGGATTCTTGCTTTCCGTTCTAAGAGCCTGTTAAACTCCCTCGTAATCCGATTGCGATCTTGATAGGGTCCATGCGCGGGGCGATCTGGTACTGTAGAGGGGGCGCACGTGGAGGCTGGTTGTACTGCCATCACGAGCACTTTATATCCACGCTGCTTCAGATCCAAGAGACATAGCATATAGCGATCAACGACTTCTTCCACGCATTCGTCGATCGGCCTCGACGTCTTTTCTGCATTGATCCCAATATGTAGCCGGCAATCGATTTCTCCAACGAGAAGGCATATCGTATCCTTGCGGAACTCGCTTCTTTCGAGAAAATGTATGACTCTCGGATAATAGTCTGGATTCCAGAAAAAGTTATAGGCCGTGCAGGGGCCGAGGCGCTGGCAATGATAGATAAAGTGTTCGGATTCGAACTTATTCATATGTTCATCAATAATCCTATCTTCTCCGGAAAAGGCCGAGACATGAGAATTTCCGAATATAATGATTCTAGGCTTTTCTGCCATCTTCCGTAGGCAGATTCTATATTTCCCCTGAAAACGCGTGGAGTGCTGAAAATTGGAGTCGCGCATGGCCCCAAGCTAACCATAATGTCTACAGAGGTTGAGGTTTATCGTATGACACCGGTAAAGCGTAAGCATTACTATGCGGTCCTAGCCACTCGCTCGTACTGGGATCCTGAGAAGCCGACCTCGTGGGGTAAGGGCTACCACCGCTACTTTGCGCCGCCGAACCACAAGCGCTACATGGGAGAATTCGTGGAGACCAGACGTGACGGTTACGGAGACGGCGGCAAGTGCTGGGAGATCTATCTGAAGAATGGCGTCTTCTATGAGCTCCACCTTGATTATGAGGGTATGACCTGCCTAGAGGAGACGGGGCCGGTGCTAGATGACCCACAGGGAGCCGTGCCTATTGATAAAAACATCAAACTAACCCCTAAAGACGACGCACTATATCTCCAAAATGAGTAATCCACCAAATCCCTATCTTGTGGCCACGAGTCTCCTCTTTGTGATTCCTACCACCACTATGGCATACTATGGGCAATGGTGGTTGTATTCTACCACTCTTTTTCTTACGCTGGCCTCGTCGCTCTACCATGCGACAAAGTACCAACCTCTCTTGATTGTGGATAAGACTGCCTGTAATTTATTGACCGTAGTCCATATGTACTATGCGCACTCCCATGGGATCTATGCCGTCCCTATGACAGGCATCGCCTACTGCGGGCTCGTTTTTACCTATGGGAATGCGGCAAAACGCTTCGTCTTTGACCCCTGTCGAACGACTGCGCTGCGGTGGCACATGTCTATGCACTTGGTGGTGCTTTTTGCCGTGCTTTACGGCTCACTTGTAACGGGAAAAATTGAGGATACTGTAGGCCCCGTGTTATAGTAGAATGCTTCGTCGACTGCGCGCTGATGACGTGAAATGTGCCGAAGAGATTTGGGATGACGCCTTTCGGAAAGAGGGATTTCTTAAGAAGGATTTTGGCATCTCTTGGCGCAAGAAGTCCCAAGAGAGTGTCGGGTTATTCCGCGGAGGAGAGCTCCTAGGGTTCGCCATTGTTTCGTTTCATAAACGAAATAAGGGGAATCGCTATATTGATTATATTGCCGTACACTCGACCTACAGAGGTTGCGGCTACGGGGATCGTATTCTGCGCCATGTGATGGCCGGGGCCAAAGCCGAGCGACGAGGAGTACATTTATATCCGTTAAAGCATGTCGCTCCGTGGTACAAGAAGCATGGCTTCTATTGGACCCCGGGGGAGTATATGAACGCACACTGCTATTAAGCGCCGAACCAGCCGCTCCTTTTTTGCGAGAGCTTCAGCCACTTCTCAGCCTCCTTCTTCAGCTCCTCTTTAATCATAAGCTCCTGCTTATCCTCGATCTCTTTGATATCCTCTTCGGCGTGACGCCGTTGAATAATAAGATCATCCTTCTTCTTCTCTAGCCTCTGATAGTCCCAGCGCCTTGTTGCTGCTGCCCTGGCCTTATTTTTAACGGTAGTCTTTGCATTTGTCTGCTTGATCTCACTTAACGCATTACTCGCAGCGGTCTTAATATTATTCGCCGATTTACTTCTGCTGAACCAACCCCCGCCTTTGCGGAGCTTTCTTGTCTTTCCCGCCATTCTACATAAGATACAGATTTATTACCAGAAGAGTCCTCTGGGTTTATGGAGTTGAGACGTCACTTTTGACAGCTCATCTTTTTCAATAGCCTTCATTCTCTCTTCCACGAGTTTGTAATCTGCCGTAGCTTTTTGAAGAAACTCGCCAATCCTCGTTCGTTCTTTGATTAGGCGATTATAATCCATACGCCGTGTGGCTGCAATAAGCGCGGCGGCTTCCATGGCGCGTTTTTCCACCGAAATCCCCTTTTTCTTCAGACGCGCTGTAAGAGAATCCTTCTTCTTTCGGGTCTTTCGTTTTCCCGCGAGTTTACTTAGCAGGTTAGTTAAATCCCCTGCCATTACTACCTGTAGCGTATAAAATTGTTTCCTTCGACTACGATAAGAGTAATACTAACAATGTCATCAGTACTCATCGTCGAATCTCCTGCGAAGTGCTCCAAAATCCAGGGCTTCTTGGGGTCTGGGTGGAAGGTTATTGCGACTATGGGGCATATCCGGGCTTTGGATGATACTCTGGATGCAGTGGGGTTGGATCGCGACTTTGAACCGCGCTATCAGTTTCTGAAAGAAAAGTCCAAGGCCATCCAGCAGATCAAGGACGTGTGCAGGGGTGCCACGGTCTATCTGGCGTCGGATGATGACCGTGAGGGTGAGGCGATTTCCTACTCTGTGGCCGTGCTCTTGAAGCTGGATCCTGCGACCACGCCTCGTGCCGTCTTCCGGGAAATCACCAAGGATGCTGTCTTGGCGGCCGTCAAGAATCCTCGGCGGCTCGATATGAATCGGGTGAATGCGCAGCAGGCGCGAGCGGTGCTCGATATGATGGTGGGATTCACTATCTCTCCCCTCTTGTGGAAGTATGTCGGGTCAGGGCTGAGCGCTGGCCGTTGCCAAACACCCGCGTTGCGTCTTCTGGTGGATAAGGAGGAGGCTATCAAGTCCTTCACCACGGCTACCACATGGCGTATTAAGGGTCAATGGGCTGCGGCCGGAACGCCATTTGAGGCCAATATGACTGAGGATCTGGAGGACAGGGAGTCGGCCGAGAACTATTTGGAGAATTTGACAGCGACCAAGGGCCGAGTCCAGGAGTCCATCACGGTCCCTACCACCGAGGCGCCTCCCAAGCCTCTCATTACCAGTACCCTTCAGCAAGAGGCATCAGCGAGTATGGGCGTCCAGCCAACTCAGACGATGAAGATCGCCCAGCGTCTCTATGAGGCTGGGCATATCACCTATATGCGCACGGATTCCGAGGTTCTGTGCGAAGAGGCCAAGGCCGCCGCGCGCAGTTGGGTGACCGAGACCTTTGGCGCGGAGTATGTTGCTGCTGAGACGGCCGCTGCGCCGAAGAAGAAAACCAAGCCACAGGCCACCCAGGGCGCAGCCCTCCCTGCTGCGCAAGAGGCGCATGAAGCCATCCGCCCAACCCATTTTGAGACCCGCACCCTTCCTGCAGACGAGGACTGGTCTGCGACGGACAGGAAGCTCTATACGCTCATTTGGAATCGTGCCACTCAGAGCGTAATGGCCGCCGCCAAGGGCGAGAAGCACACCGTGCGTTTCGTTGCCACAGAGGACCCTATGGAGTTTGTCTGGGCCGCCGTATGGAAGCGGGAGCTCTTTGCGGGCTGGAAGAAGATTGGGGCGGCGGCTACGGATCTAGATGAGGAGGAGGGCGAGTCAGCCGCGTCAACAGGCTGGGCAGCCGCCGTAGCCCTGGCCCCAGAAGACATCTTGACCTGGACAGAAATGACCGCCGCGCCCTACGACGCCCGGCCTCCCGCGCGCTACACGGAGGCCACCCTGGTGCGAGAACTTGAGCGCAAGGGCATTGGCCGCCCCTCAACCTTTGCGGCCTTGGTGAATACGCTCCACACCAAGACCTATGTGGAGAAGCGGGACACGCCAGCTCGTGATGTGAGCCTGACGAGCCTGAGCATGACGCCCGGTGTGTGGCCTCTCACTGAAACCACGACAATAAAGAAGGTGGGTGGTGAGAAGAATAAGGTGGTCCCTACTGCGCTAGGGCTATCCGCACTTGAATTCTGTCTGCGCGAATTCGAGTCCCTCTTTGCCTATGAATTCACCAAGGATATGGAGGCGCGCCTTGACGGCATTGCGACGGGCGGGGAGCCCTGGAAGACCCTGTGCCGAGACATATGGGGATCCTATAAGGACAAGTATACGGGGCTGAAAGATGGAGTGTCCACGGTGGCTGCTGCACCCTCTAGGGAGCGGATGTTCGAGGGCGGTATCAAGGCTGTGCAGAGTAAGAAGGGGCCGCTGCTGCTCAAAGAGGGTCCAGTGAAGGGTGAGGCGACCTTCTACGGCTGGCCAGAAGGCAAGACCTTTCAGACGATTACCCAGGCGGATGTCACGACCTTTGTGGCGGCGAAGCAAGTGGGAGGCGCCGCTATCGGATCCTTTGAGGGTGTGCCAATGGTGAAGAAGTCTGGACCCTTCGGCACCTATGTTCAGTGCGGCACGACCAATGTTCCCTGGACGGCAGAGGATACGGAAGAGACCCTACAGGCGAAACTCGCCGCCAAGAAGCAGATTGTCAGTCACGTGGTAGGACCATTCGAGATTCGTACAGGACAATACGGCATGTATATGTTCAAACCGGCTCTGACAGGAAAGGCAAGAAAATTCGTCTCCATTCCTTCTGGCGTGGATCCGAAGTCGCTGACGCAGGAAGCACTCGTAAAGATGTACCAGGCCGATATTCAGGGGAAGGCGAGGGGACAGGCCTTTCAGAAAAAACGAGAGGCTAAGTAGAATGCGCGGTAAAGCGCGACAGAGAACTAAAAAGGCGAAACAGAGTTCTAGAGGAAAAACGCGGAAAGCCTCTAAAACCATCTATGATTTACCCGTCTATGTCATAAACATGAAAGAGCGTCCCGATAGATGGAAGCGATTTACTCAGCATGAGGTACTGAACAAATTCAAGCATCTTCACCGATTTTCTGCTGTGAATGGCAAGCATCTAAAGTATAAGACTGAGCCACGCATTTCGTTGAAGACGCGCATGAATATTTCTCGCAACTATCGGCGAAGCCATTATGAAATCGCGACTCTGGGCGCAATAGGCGCCTCAATGAGCCATATAGGGGTCTGGAAGAAATTCATCGCGTCTGGAGCACCCAGCTGCGTGGTCTTTGAAGACGATGTCATGTTATCTGAGGTCCAGCTTCATAAGATTAATAACCTTCTTGAGGATGTTCCCGACGACTCTGTTTGGCTCCTGGGCTGTTATTTGCCCAATCTGATTATCCAGCCAAAGGGGAAATGGGCAGAGGTTCACAAATTCACCGCGGCACATGCGTACATCTTGACACGATCCGCCGCCAAAAAACTCTTAGAGGAGTGCTATCCTGTAGAGATGCATATTGAGTATTATATGAATGCGGTGGCGGCCATCAAGGGATTCAAGATTGTTCACCACAGCGATGTCCATCTTGAATTTTTTCGCAAAGATCAAGGACCGCGTTCAAGTGACTCAAATACCTCCCAGCACAAAAAGAGTGGCTGCCCATCCTGCGATTTTCCGGACGACTACTCACAACTCTATAAAGGGTTCACGAAGAAGACGAAACATGGCATGAGGATTGCGGGTGTGGTGGATGGAGAACAGCCGAAGGATATCCTGACCTATGACAAACCGGCGAACCGCAAGGATTCTAAGCATCCATAAAGAAAATCTATCATCACAGTAATATGAGTGTAGCGCAAGGACATGCTGATGAACCAGTAATAAGTGGCTGGAGTGTCGGGTTAGAAGAAGTACTGCGTAAAGAAGGCGAGGAAGGTGCGGCCATGTTTTACATGCACAATCGTGCTTCTGTAATGGCCACACGAATGAACGACATGATCAATATTCCTAGCATTATCTTACAGACGGTAACAGGATTTCTTTCTGCAACGGGTGGACTCGTACCTCCTTTAGTACTGGGATCTGTCTCTGTCTTTACTGGGGTCTTATCGACTCTTCTATCCTATTACAAATTCTCTGCGCGTGCAGAAGCTCATCGCATGTCCTCGCAGCTCTATCTCAAAATCTATAAGAAGATTGAGATAGAGCTCAGCCTTCCTGAGGATCAGAGAATGGCACCTGTGAAACTCTTGGAAGAAGTGCGAGAAAAGCTAGCTCGTGTTGGGGAGGTCGCCCCAGATATTCCTGAAGCAGTGTTATCCGAATACAAAAAGCAGTTCCATGATGGAGAGGCCAAAAAGCCCATTATTGCGAATGGGATTGACAGGATTGTCGTCTACCACCCACCGGAAAAAACTACGATTACTCCCTCTATGATTCGTATTGTTACAGCAGGATCTACGGGAAGTCGTTAAACCAGTGTACAGAGACGTTCTCCAAACGAGATCAGAAGCTTAGGCGCCGCTGCGCGGCAGCCGCTCACCCAACTCGTAAGGAAGGCATCGCGGATCACGATGATCTCCTCGAGCACAGGGGGCCAGGTAAAGGCGAGGGCTACAGGGCGATACATCGGGGTAATGAGCTGTACGCCGTGCGCCGGCTTCAATTTTTAGAATGATCCTGGAAGGGCTGTCTCTTCTGACACCGCTTCCTCAATCACTTTCACCTTAGTTACGCTAGTGCGAAGGCTGGATGAGGCCTGCATCCAGGCCCCTACAGGGTTCTTTGTCTTTCCCTCTTCTATCGCAAACTTTACAATACAGTTTCGATGGTCGAACAGACACTCGGTAGGGTTTTGCTCACAGACGATACAGGACTTGAGGGTTCCGGTGAGCCACTCCGTGCGCTCGTTCATAATCTCCTCGTCGCTCCACTCATAGCCCTTTTGCTTCTTGAGAGACGAGACGAACTGCGTGGCCTCTACCATACTCGTAAATGCCGTGTTATTCTCTTTCATAAGCGCATTGATGCGCTTGCTAAAGACAATCCAGGGATTCGCCTTCCGGGTTTTAGGAGCCAGCATGGCCCGAAGCCCCTTCATTCGTTCTTCGAGCGCCTGAAGTGTCAGGAGAATTTGATTAACATCTTCTGCTACGGAGCTCATACCCTATAAAAAATAGGGACAATAGTCAATTTTTGACTAGTTGCCAGAGGTCAGCCATAGGGTGCCAGGAACCTTCAACACGTGCCCCTTTTGCTTCAAGCTCTTTAGGGTAATGTTGATCGTATCCATGTTGATCTCGCGCCCAAACTCCTCATAGACCATTCGTGCCGTTGATCCAGTGGAAGCGTTCCTATGGATACACAGCATAACCTCAGCCTCGAGGGGGGTTAGTGGCTCCTCCTCTGCATCAGGGATGGAGTTAATCATATAGAAGATGATTACCATAACCATAATACACAGGAAGGGCAGCCACAGCTTGCCCAGCAGGAAGAGGTTCAGGTGAGCATAGAGCTGAACAGCCCTCAAGAAGCCCTGTACGAATGTGTTCCAATGCGTCCTCATAGGCTCATAGTAGCACTGGGTATTGTACACAAAGTCGGCGATGCTAAAGGGGACCACACAGAGGGGAGCAATGGTCATTAGAGTATTGTTCATGATAGCTGTACGTCATAGAACGGGGTGACCGGGCTCAATTTTCGACTCACGAATTATACGTCAGAAATACCTCTTTCGGCGCATACTGAAGTGCTACAATGTTAGTTGCTTCTGGAATAATCTTAGGGGCTGCAGCCGCACTATATGCCTCCAGCCATCGTAATGCGCAGAGACACCATCTATCTCCTGCAACTAGCCCTGGAAATGAACTGCTAGGAGTACTAAGATCATTTCCTTTTGTCTTTGTGAACTGAAGAAATGCGTCATCGACTACAGCGCAAACAACGTGTGTTCCAGAATCTTGCGAGCCGGTTGAACACATTCCATCACGAAAAAATCCGGTCGTTTTTCCGGGAGGGATAGAACAAGAAGTCATTGGAGTTTCCATAATGTTCATGATGGGGGCCTGAAATCCATCTGCGCTATGTAAAAAGAAGAGTATACCAATGGCAATCGCGAAAATAAGGGTTAGTAGCTTACGTCTCATTTACTAAAGAACTACATAATCCCGCGCAGCACAAGGAAGGCCTTCAGATGAGCCTCTCCCTTTCGACTGTAGCGTGTAACTCCATCGGGAAGGCTGAACTCGCCCAGAGCGTCTTTCACGCGCTGAATGTGCTCTTCATAGTCGGGATAGAACTCAGTCATCTCCGCCATCGCCTCGGGCGTAATACACTCTGGCGTTGTAGGAATCGATATTGAGCCATAGGTGGTATCAAACCAGTCAATAGGGGCGTGATACTTGGCTTTCAGACCCTCTATGAGCATCGCATGGAGCCGTGCTTTGCGTTCGACGTTCTGGATCGCTTCGCGGGCGATACACACGTTCGTATGAATCTCTTCTAGGCTTCCCTTGATACCGTTGCGCTCAGCGGTCTGAAGAATCCACTCATACACGTGGATAAACTCATCCCTGTTCAACCCCTCCTTACGGAGCGTACAGCCTGCGATGTAAAGCTGCTCAATGATATTGGGATCCATACTGATCTAATAAAAATAGGGGGTATCAATTTCACCTGTGGAGCGCATCTGTCCACATGCTGCTGTGCTCATCCAGGCGTGGCACGTCCTTCCACATCAGGCCATTGGCACCCATCTCCTGGGGCTGCGACGCAAGCACTGTGCGCGTCGCGACGATTTCTCTGCGCGTCCCGTTAGGGTTGAGAAGTCCCTTTTTAGCATCCTCTTTGAACGCCAACATGCGGAGGCCTTCATCAATCTCCTCTTTCTTCACTCCGTGTTGACTGGTCAAGGTCGCGCAGAATCGGTTGAGGCTTTCAGACCTATCTTCCTCGGAAACGTAGCGGATAGACTCGTCAAAGAGGTTAAACAGGTCGCCGATGCGGATACTAAGGGCACGAAGAGTAGTCATGGTACAAAAAATGTAGCGCACGCCGAAGGGCAATTTTATATCATACAGTCAATGGCTTTTCTTATTCTTTCTTCATCTATGTGTGTTCTAATAATGATAAGGTAAACCACTAAAGTAGGCATCCTCTGCTACTGGGCCAATCTTACCCTCAGCAGCCGCTTTGTTTCTGGCTTCTGCCACTTCCCTCGCCAATCGTAGAACATATTCCCTTGCTGCTGCCAGCCCCGCCATGATCATCTTTGAATAAATCTGTTGAGCCCTACCCTTCTCTATTCCTGAATCCAGGAGCCTCAATGTAATTCGGGTGCGCCTGCTACCTGGGCTCCGCTGAAATGGTAGTTTCTTGAGAGGAGTATCCTTAAAGGCAGTGTACTCCTGTGGCGTCAACTGTGTTTTCATTTCTGCCTTCTCTGCAGCACTTGCTATATCCCATGCAAGTCTTCGCTTATCATCTCCTAAATTCCTAGTAATATATGGCAGTGTCTGATGCCAAGAGGGTCGGAGCTCACCTTGAGACATGGTAGGGTACAAAAAATGTAGCGCAGGCCGAGGGGCAATTTTATATCATACAGTCAATGGCTTCTCTAATGCGCCGAACCTCTGCAAGAAGCTTGACAGCGCGCGCGTGCTCTGAGATGTAGATCTTCCCCCGTGGGTCGGACGCATCAATCTGGCTCATCTTTCTCGCATAGGCTGCTATTCGCCCTTTCAGAATGATACTGTTTCGACGAAGAGCCATCTTGAGAGTCTGGAGTTCTGGAGGAGTCTGCGTCTCAATGATAGTGAGCTTGTCCACCATGATGGAGACGTCGTGTACAGGCGTTGCGGAAGGCTGAGAGCACAGGGAACCCATCAGTGCTTCAGGATACCTATTACTTTTGGGCTCGTTGGCTTCAATTTTGGGGATTGACCCTGTCGTATCAGAGACAGAAAGATGCCCTTTCGCGTATTGGATAACATCCAAGTGCGGCCAGGGAGAAGCTTTAAGAGGACCGGGCTCCCTTCGGCGGGATAGATGCGGCTGGAGGCCTTGGAGCAGCCGAGGTAGCAGGGCTCGACCCTAGAACTCCCTACTGTGAGGCCGCAGCCGAGACACAGCCCTTCCGCGTCGCGCAGCTCATCGTCGCGCTTCATCTGGAGCCAGACGGTGGCACCTTCTGCGTCTGAGCTTTGAACGCGGATGCTTTGGGCTGGAATCTCGGCACTCTCACTGCGAAAGAGATAGAGGCCATCCTTCACCAGCGCCTTTGTCGCATATATCTCTTGCTCTTCAAAGAATCTCTGCGTGTCCTGTTGGACCTGGGCCGCCAGACGCTCGGCGGAGGCGCTTTCGGAGACTGTCTTGATGGATAGCATGGTGGGTACCACTAAAAATAAGGAAGGTGTTATTTAATTTTAGCGAAAGCGTTCTCTAATCCCCGCAGGGCGCCTCGGGGGAACAGGAGCCACAGGCGCCGCATACCTCATCGAGCGCCCGTAGAAGCAGGGGAGAAAGTTTATCATAAAGAGGTGGTAGTAGAATCCCATACTGGGTCAGCTAGGGGCTTCAGAGCTCAATTTCCTTGCAGCGGTACAGGATCTTGATCTTGGGGCGGCCGGTCACGCCAGGAATCTGGGTGAGGCAGTCATAGCGCTCCAGCTTGCCGCACTGGGCTAGGGTGCCCTGGACCGCGATCTTCTTGGCCACGTGGTCGTAGCACATCTTCTGCCAGCCATTGGGGGTCAACACCTCCATGCGGCCCTTGGAGCTGCTGCTCTGCCACAAGCAGCTGTATTTGTAGTCACCTTCCCCAGGGTACTGCTTGACGAGATCCTCAATGCGCTTCATCCTGAGAATCGTCCTCTGGAGATCCCTGGTCACGGCCCCACGGTAGCAGGGGGTCTGGAGGTCCCAGGCGGGGGTAATCTTGCCGAGCTCCGCATACAGCTGCGCAATGCGGTGCTTGTACCTCTCAATCTGCTCGTTCTTGCTGGCAGAGTAGTGGACGCCAGTGTGCACGTTCCACTTGCGCTGAAGATGCGCAATCACTTCTGCGTTGGGGTTCTCCAGGACCTCTAGAGAGTGCTTCTTGCGCCTCTCGAGTGCGGAGAGCATCTCCTCGGGGAGCGTCTTCATCACCATGCCATGGGGGAGAGAGACAATCCAGGCCTCGTAGGTGTCAAACATCTTGCGGGTCGTGTCAAGATCAAACTCATGAGCCTGATTAGGAGGCGCAGACATGGCCTTCACCTGGAGGACACCCTTCTTGGTCTGGATGGCGACACGGTAGTTCCACTCAGGGGAGATGGTGGCGCTCCAGCGCCACTTGGTGCCGATGGGAGCCTCACCCGCAACAGAGCCCCTGCGAGATGGTGGCTGAGGCTGCTCGGCCTGGGGAGATGGTGGCAGCGGCTGCTGGGCCGCCTCGGCTTGGGTGAGCTCCACAGGGATGTACTCGTCACGCACGGTCTCGCCACCCACAATGATCTGCCAGTCCTCCAGGGGCATTCTCTGGTTCGAACCGAGTCCAGAAGACACGAAGACGAAGCCACCAGTCAGCACGGTGCAGGCGCTAGAGTCGCAGGACAGCTTAGTACGAGGAGCGTAAGACATGGCAACGGGTACTGACCGCTGGGCGACGGAGCGTTTCAATTTTTTAAAGTGACCTGTGGCTCTTGAACCTCTGGTAAAAAATGAATAACGGTGCAGGCGGCGCTGATTATCTACAGAGGCCGGCGCAGGTTCTGAATGTGCTCACGGTAGTCTGGATGGCGCCTGGTCATCTCGGCCATAAGCTCCGGAGTAATCTCACTCACTCGGCTAAGCCCAATAGATGAGCCATACTTGGTGTCAAACCAGCGGAAAGGGTGCTTGTACTTGAACTCTAGTTCTTCCACCCTATCAAGGAATCGCTGGGCTTCCTGCTCCTTCTGAAGCCTCATCCGCCTAGCCACAAACTCATCCCAAATCTGTGTGGCGATCGCAACGCCCTCCTCTACTGAGACGGTGAGGCCATGTATCTCAAGAATATCCTTAATCTTCTGCGTGCTGTCCTCGGAGGGAGGGAAGCTGTGAGGGTTGCCCAGCCGCATAAGGTAGTGAATGGTGTGCTCATCTGCCTGACGCTTCTTGTACTCGTTGTACGCATGATGCTCCTTCTGCTGTAGCACCCAGTCGTCCCAGTCGTTCAGGAGGCGCTTGTAGCTCCAGAGCATACAAGCCCCGGAGGCGCCGCTATGGCCGCCATGAAGCTGAATCTGCTGGCCTATCTCATCCTGGAAGTTCAAGCCGCCCGTAGCCACGTAGGTCTTGATGTACTCTTTTCCGCCCTCTACACGGGCCACAGCATCTCGACAGTCCTCATAGTCTGCGCGCCCAGAGGGGTCGTACACTGCGTCTGTCCCGAGAATGGGACTGCCCATCCAAGAGAAGTCCTCGAAAGGCTCTTTCTTGGTCGCACCACACTCCTCGCGAAACCGTGCCCAGCCACCGATATAAATCTGTTTAGGCTGAGACATGGAAAGGGTAGTGAAAAATGGTAGGCGCACTTGGTTCAATTTTTCTACAGAATCTCACCTCCGCAGCCTGCGCAGCTGCTCAATCTCATCCTCATCATCTTCTACCGTAGGTACAGGATCAATCTCCGCTTTCTTCTTTGCGGCCAGAGCCTCCTGCCATTCCACGTCTTCCTCGTATTTGGAGTGAGACTCACACTGAAGGGAGCAGTAGGGAAGACCATCCTCTGCTGGCTTCGCACAGACCACGCAGCTGGTCTCGGTATCTACCTTAGTCTCGGTATCTGCCTGTGGCACCAGCTTCCCGCCAACCAGCTTCATGCCGTGGAAGAGCTCCCCACAGTCACAGTGAGGCAGGCGGAAGTCGCAATCCTTAGCACAGAGGGGCTGGTACTCGCTCCCGTAGAAGTGCCCGCGCCAGAACTCGGCCCTGTAGCTTGCGACCCAGTCTTTCCAGGCCTGGGTCTGGTAGACGGGCTTCTCTCCCTCCGAACCCCCGCCTGTGAGATAGAGGTAGGCGTGGGTCCCGTCAGGCATCTGGTGGGAACCAGAATACCAGGTGTGGTGATGCCACCGCAGATGCCTATCCACCTGTATGTGGAGGCTGTTCCTGTCAGACCACTCTTGTCTAGTACACTTACCCAGCTGGAGGTCATCGTACTTCAGGCTGTAGAGCTCATGAAGAGTCTTCACCTTACGCACAGTGCCGCAGCGCCCGAGACACTTCTGCCTGCTACACTTCATACAGCAGGAGCAGCAGCAGCCAAGGGAGCACGGATCCTTCTGCGCAACGGGAGGCAAGAGCTTGGCCGCCCAGGCCTTCTCCAGGCGCTCCACGTCAGACGCAGGGACGATAGTCCCAGAGAGCACCATGGTGGCCGCGTGGAGAGGGTAGGGTCTGTTGGTGACCTGGCCGAAATCCAGCATGCGGAGGGAGCCGTCTGGCTGCACGTAGACCTCCACGTCGCGCATCTCGTAGCCTTCCCAGAGCAGGGCTGTGAGCCCCTCGGCTAAGATATCAATGTGCTCGTCTGAAACCTCCTGCTCCCACAGGGGCCGAGAGGTGTCCACGCGCTCCATAACGTAGGGCGTCCTGGTGTAGGCCAGGGCGGGCGCCTTCAGACGACACTCACTCAGGAGATAGTTGACGCCCGCGTGCCTATCCCTCTCCTGCGTTCTGTGTGCCTGGCCGATGCGCTTCGCATAGCGCTTCTCCACCCAGGGACCCTCTATAAGCCCCATCACGCCGGTACCCTCATAGACCACGATAGACGCAGTAGAACCTTCAGAGAGTGTTGCCATGGCGTGTGTACAGACAGAGGCGGGACCCCGTGCTTCAATTTTCGCTGAGCATGAAAAAGAGCCTCCAACCCTCTTTCTCTTTTTCTTTTTTCTTTCTGCGCCTCTTAGGGCTCCTGCTCTGCCGCCCTCTTGGCGCGCGCCTCTTTAGTGGCCCAGGTCCACATGCTGAAATGCTTGATGGCTGATTGGACTGCGTCTGCTACAGACATGCCCCCACGCTTTACTGTATCGTTAGCGTGCCAGCCGGCCACCTCTGCCATGCCAGGGCGTCCAGTGATGTCCATGAAGATTTCCTTGGCCTCCTTCTCGGCTGCGTTTGCATCGGCCTCCTTCCTAGCTGCCTCCCTCTTGGCCAGCGCATCTGGGGTGGCCCAGTCCCAGACCCACAAATGCGTGATGGCTGCTTGAACTGCGTCTGCGACAGACATCCCGTGAAGGGCACTGGTATTGGCAAAGAGCCCTGCCGTCTCGGCCATACCAGGGAGCCCAGTGATATCCATGACGGCGGCCCGCGCCTCCTTATCTGCCTCAGCAGCCCTCTCCTCGGCCTCTGCGTCCTCAGGCTCCTCAGGCAGGCGCAGCTGCTCAAGCTCACGCATCCTCTCCTGCTGCTCTGGGGTAGCACGCCAGGCAGCCAGTGCTGCGGCGTTCTCCTCCTGCCTCTTTGCTAGACAGGCAGCGCTGAAGGCCTCCACCTGCGCCTTCTGCGCAGCAGCAGCCTGCGCCGCCTTCTCCCGTGCATCCCAGCGGTCATAGACCTCCAGGCGGGCCTGGCTTACCACAGCCCTCTTCACCAGCTCGTCGTAGTAGGGGTGCAGGTCATAGCTGTGGATCTGCTCTGGGATGGTCCAGGCCGTGCCAGGGCGCGGGCTCCTCAGGAAGATCCTGACAGCTGGCGTGGCCGCCTCCTCTGTGCGTGTGGGCTCAAGAACGCCATAAGCCCACTCAACGTCGTTGCTGCCGTGGCCGGTCAGGTGGTGAGCCTTCTCCAGAGCGAGCAGGTCAAGCTGGAGCATGCCGGCGTTGGTGTCCAGATCCAGATCAAAGAGCTGCTGTTTCTCCAGAATGAAGTCATGGCCCTGCTCTAGCCAGCGCAGAGCCTGGGCCTCTGCTGCTGCGATCTCAGCGTTGTCGGTGTTCATGGTGCTTATTGCTATCTAATCTCGGGTTATAGGTGTTAAGGGCGGGTAGGGTGCTGAGAGTGGAGAGAGTACTCGCTGTGAGATGCGGGGCCTGGTTCAATTTTTTTCGACGATCCCCAGATGCGCGAGACCAGATGCGCGCGAGAAGACCACGAAAAAAGAGCGGCGGCTCTTCTCCCAGCGGTTCTGCGACGTCGTCGCAGATGCTGTGCATCATGTAGCACTCTGGCTGGGGTCTCACACGGCCCAGAGGATATACCTCTGGCCCCGCCCAAGGGTTGGATGCTGCCCCTCCTCGCAGCACCCGCGTCGCGCTCACCATCCTATATCGCGTCCGTCAGAGGGCCTAGCCCTCTTACTCGTTCTCCATCTCTGCCCACTCCCCCTGCAGGCCCACAGCCTGGGCCTTCAGGAAAGAGGCCCTAGACATGCCGCCCCTCTGGTTAGAGGGGACCTTGCCCTGGTGGGGCCCGTCTGAGAAGACATGGCCGGCAGAGCTTGCCGCAGAGGCGGGCCAGAGGGCCCCGCTCTTAGCGTCTGTCCAGGCCTCCCAGCCGTGCTCCTTCATCTGAGCCACCGTCTCTGCGACCAGAGCGCCCCAGGCCTTCTGGCCCTCGCTCTGGACCCTCTTAGGCTTGGCCGCCGCAGGCTCTGCGGCCTCTGCGGTAGGCTCTGGGGCCTCTGGCGCAGCCTGTGCGGCAGCCTCTGCCTTCTTAGCAGCCCTCTTGGCTGCCGCAGCGGCCTTCTGCTCCTCTGTCATCTTGGCCCGCACCTTCTTGGGGGCCTCTGCGGCAGAGGCGCCAGAGACAGAGGCGCTGGAGCTCTCGCGCCTCTCTGCCAGCTTGGCATGGTAGGCAATCGCCTTCGCCATGGCCTCTGGATCGCTCTGCGCCTTCAGGCAAGAGGCGCGCACCATGCCCCCCAGAGAAGGGCTAGGGGGCTTCCCGTCGTGCTCTCCGCCGTCATAGACCCATGCCTCTGACAGAGCGCCGCTCTTGTCCTTGACCAGAGCCCTCTTGGACGCAGGCCACACCACGCCCTTGAGGTCTGTCCAGCTCTGCCAGCCGCTCTGCCGCATCTCTGCTACAGTCTGGGCCACCAGCTGATTCCAGGCGCTGGGGGCCTTGGAGGGCTTCAGAGCCTCTGCTGGCTCTGCGGCAGCCTTCTTGGCCTTCTTCGCAGGCGCACCCTTGAGCTGTGCCAGCTCTGCTTTCAGCTCTGCCAGCTCTGCCTTCAGCTCTTCGACATCATCAAGTACACCTGACAGCGCACGACACACGGATTGGTCTTTCTCCGTGAGATCTCCCAGCTCCTCTGCTACCTCTGTCCAGAGTCCATCCATCCTCTTCTCGCTCTGCTCCAGCGCCTCCACCCTCTGCTCCATGCTCTGCTTTACAGTTGCCATTTTCAGAAGGGTCCTTCACAGTGATATCAGATATACTAGGGGTAGAGAGTGATATGCGCTGGGAAGGGTACCATGTGGCTAACTGGCCCCCTGTTTCAATTTTATTACGAAATTGAAGCCTCTGGGGAAACCCTCTGCGCCCTCTGGCCCCCTCTGCCGACTTTTATTCCTCTGTTCAATTTCGTAATAAAATTGAAAGGGGGGGCCCTCTTAGCCAGATATCACCCCACCCAACGCCAACCAGTTGGGTGTGGGGGCCCTCTCCAGAGGGTGTGAAAGAGAGCGAGGCTCTCTGACGGACGTGCCATTCAGAGGATGGGTGCGACGTGGGTGCTGCGAGGAGGGGCAGCATTCAGAGTGGGGTGGACTACAACTACTGCGGAATCCGCTGGCGACCAAGAGCCGGCCCTGAGATTACTCGGGCCGGTGCTCTGGCACAGAGGTGGGTATGTCTGCAGCACCCTCTGGGGTGTTAAATCCCAGAGGGCCCCTGACCTACGTCAGTAGGGCCTCTCTCATCGGGAGAGGTATGCTCTGCGCATGCTACTATGGTTGGATGACTGTCCATATCGCACTAAACTCTGCCGGCCGGCAGAGTGAATGCGTACCGGCTCTTCGGAGCTAACAGTCTCGCTTGACCCTGAGCGGTGGTTCCCTAGCACGGAGCTAACTACAGGATTCCCCACAGAGAGGACGACAGGCCTCCTCTGTGATGACTAAATCTGCCAGTGAAACAACACTTAAAACTTCATCATTCATTATCAATGGTACCGACAACAAGACCCTGGAGCAGCTGCGCTCTGAGACCGCAGCAGCCCAGAAGTTCGCCAAGTGGGCGCAGACCGCTTCCAACGACGAGGCGCCCCACCTGCTCTTCTACCCTAAGCCTACCGGCTCTGGGAAGGGCGTGTTCAGCTGGAAGCAGAAGGCCACGTATGATGCGCAGCGCCTGGTGGCTGCTCTGAAGGCAGCAGAGGCTGCGGAGGCTGCCAAGCCCAAGCCTGTGGCGGTGCTCCCAGAGGACCCGCAGGAGGAGGAAGAGGGTGACCCCTATTTCCCTATTGAGTCTCCTGACGAGGCGGCGGCCCGCCAGGCCCGCTACGCCGCACAGGGCCGCAGCTCCTCTGGCGTGCTCCTGGCGCACCCCTCTCCCTGCGCCGGCAGCTGCTGCGCACCTCCCAAGCAGAAGACCTGGTCTGACGCGGAGTGCCAGGCGGCGGTGGACCTCTGGGGCTGGCGCCTGGGCGCAGAGCTGATCCTGGAGCAGAACGAGGGCTGGTCTCTGGACGACCTCTACGGCGCAGAGATGCAGCAGGCCTGGGACCAGTACATGGCGGCCCTCCGCGCCACAGAGGCCCAGCGTGAGGCAGAGGCCAAGGCCTCTGAGGCTGCGCGCTGGCGCGCCATCGTGGTCCAGCAGGCCATGGTAGAGGCGCGCCGCAACCTGAAGAGGGGTGAGGCCGTCCAGAAGAACGGGCGTATCTGTACCCGCTGCTACTCCTGCGAGGGCAACAAGAGCACGGACTGGGAGGACGGCGGCAAGAAGGCGCGCCCCTCCACGCTCCACGTGAGCTCTGAGTGCTTCGCGCACGCAGAGTTCCTCGCAGGCCGCATCCGCGACGACTGCCCCTTCCTCCACTCTGGGGACAAGGGGTGGCACCCCCAGTGGGACCGCAACTTCCTCTGGGATCCCGCCCACCCAGAGGTCATGCCCGTGGCCAAGCACATCCGCATGAGGGGCGGTGACTACACCATGCTCTGCATCAGCGAGAAGAGCGCTGGCTATCTCCCCATCCATCTGGGCGGCAAGGCAGACGGCGTGGACGCCCGCCAGTGGCGCGGCTCTGCGCGCCAGCCTCCACCTCCGCCACAGCAGCGCCAGCCCCAGGGCCGCTTCGCTGCTCTGGCAGGTGGCTCTGGGCCAATGGTGGGCGGCGGCTCTACGCCCCAGCGCCAGCCCCAGGGGCGCTTCGCCGCCCTCGCAGAGGCCCAGGAGCTGAATGAGATGTTTGCGGGTGAGGGGTATGAGGGAGAGAGGCCAATCCTATGGGACCGTGAGCATAGCCTGGACCAGTTTGACGCAGCCGCTGCTTGGGAGAGGCACTAGGCGTCTGAAAAAAAAGAAAAAACAAAAAGAAAAAAAAGAGGAAGAGGAGAGTGGCTCAGAGCCATTCTCCTCTTTTTCATGTGGAGCGAAAATTGACCGGCACTCCGCTCCCTACAGAAGGCACCATGCCCGCGTCCTCATCTCATAAGCAGGCGCAGATGCGTGCACACGCTGAGCGAGTGGCGAGCAGCCCTCTTCGTATCTCTGAGCGCGAGAAGCAGTGGACTGCCTACTGGGCCCCCAAGATGTGTACCAACGACGGCTCGCAGAGCCATACAGAGTTTGAGGCCAGTGTTCTGCGCGAGAAGAAGCTGTGGTGGCGCCGCACGTTTGGAGAGGACTACGCTCCCAAGCGTCTGAAGCACCCGATCCTCTTCGGCTGTGATAGCTGCGACAAGCTCTTCCCCACGCGCCGCGGATGTAACACCCATATTGAGGCCGAGCATGACATCCCTGTTCAGCCAGAAGGTGCTGAGCACATGTCGACGGGGGCGCGCCTCATCCTCTCCATGGCGGCCAAGATAAGCAAGCCCGAGAGGGCGAAGCTCCTCTTTCATCCGCAGGCGACGGAGGAGGAGCTGAAAGCTTGCGTCTTCGCGAATATGCCCTCGCACGAGAAGGCCATGCTCTGGCCAGGCACGACTCCTGCGGACATGGATCTGTGTCGCGTAACCAAGAGGCTCGTGTTAAGAGAGCGCGAGTCCCAGGGCTCACTGAGTGCCTGGTAGAGGAAGTCTGTGGAGAAAATTTGAACGGCCACTGCGCCCACAGTTTTTTACCCCCGACAGCTCTTAGAATGTGGAACACACTCTACTGGCATGTCAACCCCGCGTACGATGCACCCAAGCTGCGCTCTCCCCAACCCTGTCCCTATGGTATCGCCTGTGACTTCAAGGCCTGGAATCCTGTGACAAAGAGGATAGAGCCTGCGTGCTGCCGCTACGTCCACCCTGGAGAGGAGGGAACAGGCCGCCGCTTCTTCCGTGAGCGCCAACAGAAGGAGACAGGCCCTGAGGCAACCTTCTTCTTCCAGCCGGCCTGCGTGCGTCTCGTGGGCGCGGCCCAGGGCTTCTATGAGCGGCGGGCCAAGAAGATTCCCTGGCGCACCTGGTGCGCCCAGAAGGGCATCATCATCCCTGCGACTGTGGAGCCTCTCACCATCAAGCAGATTATGGTCCCTAGGCCCAGACCCCTTAGCCCCACACATACCACGGAACCTGGCCTGCGCGTCGAGCAGTGGACAGAGATCTGCGAGACTTGCGGCCCCAGCTGCGACGGCGACCACAGCGCGGACCGTGAGCGCCCAACTATCCCCAAGAGGAGGGAGCCAGACTGTGGAGTCTGTCATCCTCAGTCTGGCTGCGACGGCGACCACACGGATGAGCTCAACAATGGCATGTTCATCCGCAAGAGTGGCCCAGGCGAGCCACGATCCCTCTTAGCCCCTCCTCCACCTATTGAGCAGCCTGATGCCAGCGGCCGCATGTGGTACGACTCTGCGACGCCAGTTGGCGCGCTCGCCCAGGCGCTCATGACGAGCGAAAAGCTGGACAAGAGCT